TTTGCCCATGAAAATTTCTTTGCCTTGTTAGTATCGGCGCTATCCATTAAAACAAACATATCGGCATCAACCGGTGTTGTTTTTGCAGTTCGTGCATTTATCCAGGTGCCGAAAATGGTATCGGTAAGCCACGTCATTCCAATTAAGTAATCGTAATATCCTTTTATGGTTAGGAATAATGAAGTGCTTGTTTCATTACCAACAACAGTACTTGTTTTGTTGGCGTTGTTTTCAGGAACATAACCCAAATTATTCTCTGTTATATTCCAATTAGCTGATGTTTGTCCGGGAGCATCAGTCAAGGCTCTAATTACATCCCCAACAGTTACTGAAACACCACCTAAAGTACCGGCAACAGAAACTGTCCACAAATCACCTTTTAGAACGGCACCTGCCGTACCACTACCTCCGGAACTTGGGAATAAATTAGGAGAAGCATCATAATTTCCTCTATCATCTAATTTGCCAACAGAAGCTGCCGATATCTCAGTATCAACATAAAGTTGGGTTGCTAATGGCGAAGATGTTCCGGTTGGTAGAAGATAAGTGTTTCCATTTACAGTAATACTATCAAAACCATAAGTAACGGAATTGCCACCAAATTGAAAAACGATACTGTCCGCTAAATATTGAGCATCATTAGTTCCATTACTTATATTTAGAGCACCGTCTAAAAATTGAACCACAGAACCACTTGCAAAATTTAAAGCAAAATAAGAAGTTCCAATATCTAAAGTATTACCTGATGCATCTTTAAAAGTAATAGCATCTTTATCCCATTTACTCACAGGATTCACTGCATCAATAGCCGTATTCCATAATTCAAATCTTTGCAAGGCACGGTTAATTTTTAAGAACTCGGTTGCGCTTAGTTGAAATATTTGGTCCTGGTTGGTTACGGTGTCATCAACAGTTAGTACTGCGTTGATGCCAGGCGTTGAACCACCAGCAATACCACTCAACAAAGCTGCCTTTGTAGTATAATAAGGTGTTGTATCACCAGGCTTTACCACATATATTTTCGCATCATCAGGAACCGTGTCCAGATACGTCATTAAACTTACTTTAGTTTCTCCTGCCATTACACTCTTATTTTTTTGTTATTTTCAGTTAAAATAAAATCACCTTCTTCGGTCACTAAATAATTGCGCGCCAATCCCGAAGGTGTTGCATATTGTCGCGGTGTAAATATTATTTCGTGAATCATATTATCACTATCAGCAGCCACGCTTTCAAACTCAGCAAATGTGCCACCCACATTAATAGCTTCATCAAATATTTCGCTACCGTTCAAACACGTAATGGTCACTATATTGGCATCGCGGCTTATCAAAAAATCGGGATGCAAATAATCAGCTGTAAAAGCTTTTACATAAAGTTGAGCCTGTGCAGCCGCATTACCACCTATAAGAGATTCCCCTAATGCAGTGCGCGTTGTTTTAAACACCATTGCAACAGTAAATTCTGTTCCTGTATCAGGAAAAAAATTATGATAGTCAAACACCAAAGTATCATCTACTTCAGCCGGTGCTAAAAATGTTATTCTTAAAATTGCACTCATTATGGTGTAATTATAGTACTGCTATCAGGATCATTAATAATATATAATTCTGTGGCCGCTGTAGGCTTGCTAAAACTCACTTTGCAATCAACAGTATTGGTTATTTCAAAATAACCACCATCACCGGTAATTTCCACGCCTATTGCTTCAAGCGCGGTTAAATCAGTTGGGTTAAAAGCTTCGGCTATCCAAAGGTCAATTTCTACAACTGTATTAGTCACAAAACCCGGTATTTCAAAACGCGCTTTCAATGGTGTTCCATCAGGAATTTTTGTCAATGTGCCATCAGTAGAAACCGCATCACGCACAAACGAATCGTTTAAATCAAACGTTTTTCCGCTACGTTGTATTTTCCAAATCAAACCATCTTCTTCAATCAAATGGTTAGCATTGTCAAGCGTTTTATAGAATGCTTCTTTATTGGTTGCATCCAGGTCAAAAATATCCAGCACATAACTCGTTTCCGGGCTTACATAATTATCAACCACTTCAACTTCATAGCTACTATCAGCCGCTAGTGCCGCAATAATATCCGGTCTATCAACATGGCCATTCAATATAATTTTAATGTTACTCATAGCTTATATCGGTTAATTCGGTAAACTTTGCTTCGGTAGCCACAAACGTGGTTTTACCTTTAAACAAGTTCAAATTCAGTTTTGTAGGGATGAAATTTCTATTGTTGTCATCAAAATAAAAATCAATCAAATTATCAGGAAACAACAAGCACAAAGCCGTAGCATCCAATCGGTATATTTGCTCAGGTCTTACGCCGTGCAAAGCTTTAGCAATGGTTTTAGGGAAAGTGTCAATGGTTTCACTGCCGTATAGTTTCCAATTTAATCGGTTTGAAAAATCTTCGGTTGCATAACGCACTTGCATATATTTAAGCACATCATCAGTATCAACATCAGAATAAGCTTTGTATTTTTTAGGAATCACCGGAAAACCGGTATAAGATTTTAGAAACGCCAATTTTGAATTAGTATCATTCAAAAAATACCAAAGCGATGTAAAAGGAATTTTATCACCCGAAACTTTTTCTAAGAAACAAGCCGCTTTAAAACCTTTTTCAAAAAGCGTTTCAATCAAACTTGCAGGAACATTAAAGGTGCTATAATTCAAATCAAGCGAAGTGGTTGGAGCAAAGAAATGATTAGCCAAAAAATCAGCATTACCATCAGTTCTATCAATAGTGTGAAAATAATTGGAATCTACAGGATAACCAATTGAAAAAGAATTTCTAACTGAGTTATCAACGGTGCACGAAAAATCAAGTTCATGATCTAATTCCTGAGTATAATTAATAGGTCTATCAGCAACTAAATCTTCATTCTCATTATAGCCTTCAATAGCTTCAAGCTTTAATAAATCAAACGAAACGCGGTCAAAACTAATATTATCATCACCGCCTGAACTTTCTTCAATTATAGGCATCAAAACCCTAAATTTCAATATACCTTCAACATCAGTATTGAAAGTGAATTTTAATTTAAAGGTCAGTTTATAAATTCCGGTACCATTATTACTTTTATCTACTTCATAACGCAAATTTGTTGTGGAAGAAAAAGATGGTCTATTGCTATATTTTTCAACATCATTTATAAAAACTTGAAACGGCACCAATCGGTCATAATAACCTTCATCAATATTTTCTTCAAAAGCACTTTCACTCATTCCTGGGTTTATACCATCAACAGTAAATTGTAGTTCAAATTCATACAATAAACCAGGTTTTAAAAATGGTTTTTCAGGACATTCAATATATTTATTTAAAGCCGCAGCTTCATTAAGATTGTAATCAGAAGAACCAACCGAAGCTAAATTTCGCCAATATAAAATAGCATAATTTTGAGTGAAAGGCTCAGCTACAAATGCGGTCCAGGAAATAGGCAAAACAAAATCAGAAGTAAGGTTTTTAATCCACTTACTCAATTTAATCATTGCATACAACTGAAAAATTGCACTTACAGCCAAATTATAACCAATAGCTTTATAATATGAATAAAACTGTTTGTCTTTTGGTATTCTTACTATTTCTTCAGAAAACAAGTTTTTAGTACCATCAGGTTTAAATTCAACATTCACACGTTTCCAAGGCGTTAAAGCAGTAAACAAAGGCGCATTGGCCGATAACTTAGCACCGCAATCAATCACATCTTTTGTTGTAACTATATCATCAATTCTGATTCCGGCAGTATCAAATTGGAAGTTGGTAGTTTCAACTTCACCACGGCGGTGAACACCTTCAAGCCACCAATAACCACGGAAACTAAAAAGCTGCATCACATTAGATCCAATAAGCTTTTCAATTATCGTAAAACAATCATCATACTTATCACCATCAATAAAAGCACGCATATCAACACCAATAGCCGCCCAAGTAAACAAATCACCATCAGGAACTACTGAAGGCTTTACAATCATATTTTGTTGCAATCCGGTAAACGAAAAGCAATAAGCCAACACTTCAGCAATAGGAATAGTATTTTGATAAAACCAAGGGTACAAGTATTTTCCTTTCAAACTACCAATCATATCGGTAGCAGTGAAATCAACAAAAAACGAAACGTTTTTATAAGGTTCGTTATACTGGTCCGGCAACAGGAAACCCTGCCATATAAGCTGCTCATTTTCTTCTTCATCAATAGCCACAACTTCAACACGGTAACGTTGTTCATCACCACTAAACAAATGAAGGAAATGTGCATCATCAGCTTCAGGCACCAACATATTAAAAACAAGCTTTGAAATATTCAATGCTTTATGCAAATCATCACCACCATCCCAATCTAAAGTACAAGCATCAGCACCAGCCAATTCCTGTATAAGAATTCGCTCATTCACATAAGTATCAAAAAGCCTAATTGAAATGTGTTTTAAATTCAATGGCTCCAATACTTCAGGCTCAGGCAAAGTAACCGCTTCAGTAGTAACTTCAAAAGCAGTTCCTGCATCATCAAGCAGTGTTAAAACATAATCATCAGGCGAAGTAAAATTGCAGTAAATAAAAGGGTACGCCAATTCAAATGAAATATTTCCATCTACATCAAAGGATGATAATTTAGCGTGCAAATTATTTAAAGTAGCTTCAGCATCAGCACCAATAACAATATAATGCGGCGAACTATCAAAGCCCGGAATAAACGTTTTGGCAATCAATTTATAATAGCCTGTTTTTGCAACAGAAAACCGAAGCAAAGAATAATTTGCCGGTTGTGAAACAATTTCAATTTTAACTCTATTGGCCATAACGATTGCGTTTAGAGTTATTTCTATCCATTATCACACGAAGCTTATCGCCTTCAATAACAATATCAGGAACACCTAAATTAACGTTCATTGCACTATTATCAAGCTGGCCATACAAAGCACGCTGCTGTTTATTGTTTAAGATTAATTCGCCGCTATTTACACGCGCCAGGATTCTATCACCGTAAAAAGAACTTCCACCAACAATTCCACCATTAGCAAAAGCACCAATATTAGCCACTTGTGATTTAACAATACTTCCCAATGCAATCAAAGCCACACCGGCAGCAATAGCACCAAAACCTTTTAAACCGGTTAGTGACTTTTTAATAGCTTCAATAGCAGTTCCGGTAGCAATAGCAATTTTACCTAACTGAACAAGCATATTTCCTAAACTTGAAAATATCAATTCATTAAATCCTTGCAATAAATTTCCACCATTAAACCCGGCCGCAATTGCTTCACCAATACCGGATGAAAACCCTTCCAAAGAACCTTCAATGGCCGTGTTAAATTCTTCCTGTATTGAAACAATATTATCTTTTATACCGGCAAACTGTTCAATAACCTCTTCACCACCTTTAATAGCTTTGATTTTGATTTCAGTATTATTGACTTGTTCTGAATAATATTTATACTCGTCAGAAGATTTTGAAAAACGAGAACGTAACTGTTCAAAATAAGAAAGTTGATTTTCTAATTCTTCCAACGAAAAAGTTGGCGTAATTAATCCTTCTTCTTCCAGCGTTGGCAATTGCGGTTTTGGAATCACGCGGCCACTTTTAGAAATAGCATCTATTTTCTTTTGGTAAGCATCAATTTTAGCCTGTAATGCATCAAATTCTTTTCCGGTAAGTGATACTTCTTTTTGCTCTTTTTGTGCCTGAGAAATCAAGCTTTCAAAGTAGGCAATTGTATTTGCTTTTAACTTATTGTTTTCTTCAATTTGCAAAGCATTGGCAGCAATTAAAGCCTTTTGTCTTTCAATTTCGTTTTCATTAAGCTTTGCAGTTTTAGCATCGTATTGCGCTTTTGAATTCAATAAAACCTGGTCAGATTTTAATGATTCTTTAGTTAAATCAATTAAGGCAATCTTTTGCTCTCTTAACAACCTAAATTGCGTTGCAAGTGCTTCAGCTTTAGTAATAGCCACTTCAGCAGTTCCACGTGAAAGACTTTCTTCTTGAAGAATGATTTTATTTCCACCTTCATTAATAGCCTTAATACGCTCTCTAGTTTTTTGAATTTTCTCTTGAATTTCAAGTTCTTTTCCTAATCTTTCTTCAGCACGTTTTTTTAATTCAGAATCAATAGCTGAAGCCCTAGCTTTATCAAAAATAGCTTGTCGTAATTCTTTATAAATACCAAGTGACTGAGCATTCTTTAAGTTTTCAAAATCAAGATTTTTAAAGTACGCTGGATATAATTCCTGCAAACTTTTATAAGCGGCTTTTCGTTCGTTAATCCCGCTTTTTAAATTAGTAGAAGCCGCATACAAACGGTCCAATGTAGCCACTTCAGTTGTAGCCGCTTTATCACCGGCAGCAATAGCATTATTTAAAGCTTCTTGACCGGAAACCACTTTAGTTTGGTTACTGTACCATAAATACAATCCGGCTGCAATAGCTGCAATAGCAACAGCCAAAGCAGTATAAGGATTATCCGCGATAAGCGTTCCAATACTTATCAAAGTATCTTTAAGCGCATTGAATTTAGTAATCAAATTAGGGATGAAAGTAAGCAGCGAACCGGTCACGGTTAACAGTGGTCCAATAGCCGCTGCAATTCCTGCAATGGCCACAATAGTTGTTTTTGTTTCAGTAGATAAACCCGAAAAGCTTTTCACGGCACCATTCACAAAAGTGATCAGTTTAGTAAATGCCGGAAGAATAACAGCACCAAGTTGTTGCCCAACTTGTTTCAATGATTCCTGGAAGATTCTCATTTGATTGGCAGCACCGCCGCCGGTACGCACAAAATCACCCTGAGCGTTTTTAGTATTTTCTAAAACGTAGTTATAACGCAAAGCCACTTTTTCGGCTTGTGTCATATCTTTAAACTGTTTGTTGATTCCTTTAGATAAAGCAAATGCCTGAAGATTGGTTTCAGTCATTACAATTCCAAGCTTTTTAATACTTTCGGTTTCACCGGTAAAGATTCCGGTTAAAGCAGTATTTGCAATATCAATACTGATATTTTTAAACGATGCTAAATCACCGGCTAAACCAACTAATGATTTAGACATTGCCGAAGCTTTATCTACCGGCAAACCTAAAGCGGTTGCCATATCACCATAAGTAGCTGCTAAATCTAAAGCGGTTCCTTCGGCAATACCAAAGCTTTCCAATGATGTTTTTGCAAATTCTTTTACACTATCTGCTGCTGGCCCAAAAGCCACATTAACCTTGTTAACGCTTTCTTCATAATCACTAGCAAATTTAATAGCCGCAGCACCAGCCGCAACCAAAGGAGCAGAAACATAAAGCGAAAGGTTTTTTCCGGTGTTTTGTAATTGGGAACCTAGTTTTCCAATGGTTCGGATGCTGTTTTGTATCTCAGTAGAGAAGCCTCTGAGGTCTGCACTAAACTTAATATTAACCGAAGCTAAAGAACCCATATTAGCACTTTTGTTTGAATGTTTAAAAGTAGCTTTGGCGCGGTTTAAAATTGGTTATCATTTGCACACTTTAAAGCATAAAAAAACCAGTCATAAAGACTGGTTTCCATTAGAATATTTATTTTCAAGACCACATTCCTTTAAAGCATTTAAATAAGCTTCATGACCCTCTTCAGGAGTTTTAAAACGTCCTAAATATCGAGACTTACCATTTATTCTTATTTGTGATTTATAAGGCTTCACCCTATTAAGACCGCTTATTGAAACACCAGTTAAACCGGTTAAAGTATTTTTACTTTTATAATAATGTGTTGAATTTTCACGATAGTTTACATATTCAAGATTTAAATAATAATTATTTAGTGGGTTTAAATCTTTGTGATTAACTATATAACTAGAAATATATTCAGTACTTAAAAAGGCTTTTGCCACAATAACATGAACAAGATATTTTACTCTCTTATTTTTTTTACAAACTGTAACTCTATTATAACCCTTCCTTGTTATTTGCTGATTTAAAAAACGCTCTTTTAAATTATCTATTCTACCATTTTTATAATAAACAATTCTATCAACACTTTTTACATTACCCCAAGAAGAAACCTGATACAATCCTTCATAGCCAGGAATATCTTTCCAAACTTCCGGCTCTCTAACTTCTTCCATAATTACTTGAATTAAAGGTTAAAAAATCATTGTATGAAGAAAATTTTACACATCCAAAAAGCTGCTCATGCAGGCCATTGGTAAAAGCAAAAGCGGTTTCTTTTGCTTTGGTTCTTTGTAGTTTTTTGAAATAGATTGTTGTGAAACCAACTTTTGTTCCCAGTTGTTTCATTAGCGCATTTTCATAGCGCAATCTTTTAATTTCATTCATTAGAACTAAATGTTCCGGTTCGGTTAACTCCATGTTAACGCGTGTACTCTTTGTTTCGGTTTTTGTCATTTTAAAACAATTAGAGTTAATAAAATATCGGCGTTCATTACCTGTTGACAAAAACCATTATTAAGAGGATTTTGTTATAGCCATTACAACTATAACACAGGATGAAACGCCGAAGCTCTTTTACTTGCGGAAATAAAAAAAGCCTTCACGGGATGTGAGGCTCTACGAACCTCTTAATAAATTTTTGTCATTGCAAATGTAATAATATTTTAATTACTTTTACAAAAACATAAAATTTAATTTAATTTTTTTTTATTATGAATTCAGAAACTATTACACTTTATTTCTTTTCGGCTGTGATTTCTATTTTAATAACAGCATTGATTTTTAATTTTGTTTTTTCGGTTACAGCTTTTAAAAAGCACACAAAAGCACAAACAAATTTACTTTGTGAAATTGCAAAACAAAAAGGTGTTGCAGAAGAAAAAATAAAAGCTATTACAGATACTTTAGAATAAAAAAAAGCACGAAATAATTCGTGCTTTTCATCCCAAATCAAATAGTCAACCTACAAAACTATTTAACATTTTGCGTCTATTTTTGCATAGTACGCTTTTACTCTTTCAATTTCATCTTCAAACTCTGCATACTCAGTAAGCGACATCGTTTTAAGCGTTTCTTTTTCAAAATCAAAGGTCATTACATCAGTAACTTTAAACCCTCTTTTTTGTGAAGGTAGAAGCGTTGCCCACATAAGGTTTCGCATCATTACAAGCCTTTCACGGCTTTCGTAGTCTTTTTGTTTGTTGTAGCCGTTCAGTTTGTTGGTGAACTGCCTGTAAGTTAGTTTGTAAAACTCTTTTGGTTTTAATAACAGCTGCCCAAAAGCAATTTCTTCAAGATCATCCCAAGTAAGGTTTTCCGGTTCTTTGCTGCTTATTTCCTCGTTTTCGCAGCTTTCGGCTTTCCCTGGTCTTTCGCTTGTGGCATCGAAGCCATAAATCCTTTAAAAACAATTTCTACTTGTTTTAAAAAGCTTTCGGCATCATGCAAATACAAATCATCAAGTTCTTCAGCAGTGATGGTTTCTGTGTTATCTTCATTGGCCGCTACAGCACAAAGAATCAAATCATTAATCACATCAATTTGCTCAAAACTTAAATCATCAGTAATACCATCAAAAATAGCTAACCGCTGAAACAATTGGTTGAATCCCAGAACCTGCCATTTTATACTAAGCAAACGCAAAACCTTCATCCCAAACTTCAGGACAAAGGTTTTTCCGTTTAACTTTATTGTTGTTGCTTCATTCATTATACAATATATTTTTTAATTCTGATAAATAAACCATCTGTAAAATTAATGTTATGAAACCCTTCATAATAACTAAAAATTTGGATTTGATTTAAAGAAGCAATACTAAACTTTATTACCACAGTGTTTAAATAATTAGAATCCCAAATTTCAACTGTACTAGTTTCATTTAAAAAATTTGCCGTTTCATCTTCGGTAATAACACAATTAACAGTATCATTTACAGGAACTAATGTTTGCCCTAAAGTATTGACAAATTCTGTCAAACTAAAGGTTGCAGTTGTACCAGTACCACCGGTTTTAGTTAATTTTGCTACATACTCTAAATAAGTAGGAGCCGCAGCCCCTACTTCTTGATCTACATAATCAACTACTTCTTTCATTTTACTACCTACATCTGTAGGTGAAACTGAAGCTGCTGTCGTTTCACTAGTAATAGCGGTATCAATCGCAGATTTTAATTCAACATTTGTCATTATTTTTTCTTTTAAAAGTTACGAGAATTCGCTAGTAAATTCGCTAGTAAAAACGCTAGCTCAGGCAGAAATAGTTTCTTTTGTTAAGTTACCATTGCCTTTGAAAGCAAATGAACCCGTAACACTTTGTCCTACTGTAGCATCAATAGAAGTGCTTTCTACATACACCTTACCGGTATACATATAACTTCCAGATTCGTTTGTTGAAAATTCAACATCCAACTCGGTTCCTGCTAATTGATAATCTAACAAATCATCTCCGGCGATTTGTGTAGTTGATCCCGAAGGAATATCAGCCATTAACGCTTCGGCTGATAAGTTCCAAGTGTAGTTTCCTGGTGTTTGCACTGTTCCATCAGTGTCTTTTGTGGCTATTTCTTCCAAAGAGGTTGAAACATCCAATTTACATGATGTGGTATGGTACAAAGTTTTTCCTTCGTAGCTGATACGCACATTCTTACCTTTATAAATTTGACCTGCTGCCATAATTTCTAAGTTTTTTTTTAAATTGTTAAATTAATAATCCCACTATAAGTGTAACTTTCTTCATTGAAATCGGGTTCAGATGAAACCCATTCATAATTTGAATCTTTAAAAATTTCTGTCATAACATCCAAAAACTCAACACAAGTTTTATAGCTTTCAACATCAAACCAAAACGCTAAAGCAATAGCGTAAGAATCAGCATCTTTTGAAATCCCGGAACCACTTATAACACGATAAGTAGTAAAAGGCGTTAATTCATCTTCAGTAGCTGCTATAGGAAAAACTTTAGAACTCATAACCGAAGTAAATTCAGTTTTAGAATTCAAGAAAGCCACTAATTCAGATGATACGGATGCAAAACTCATTTAACTTAATTTTGATATTCTACGCTGGATAAAAGCCACCATTCTTTTTTCGGCATCAGCAGTAACCGAACCATTAGTTTGGTTATATGCTTGTGTTAAAAACGGTTGACCTTCAACCCTACCTTGTTTATTATTTAAGCCAATTTTTCTTCCTCTTACACGTTCTAACGTGTTACGGGTTCGGCTTCTTTTTTTGTACTTATACACGTTGTATGAAGTAGCATTTTGATAAACATCATGGCCATCATGCACAAAGTGACCATACCAACCATCGAAAGTTCCTTTAGCACGTGGACCAACATAAATAGTTGGATTTTTAGCGCGCCTTCCTGTAATAGTTCCAAGTGATTTTTTCAAAGCACCCGGTTGAATAATTTTCTTCGTTCTCTTACCCGAAACCATATGCGGTTTCTTTGATACAGGAACTAAGCTTCTAGCAGCATCTAATGTAGGTCTAGCGACTTGACGCAAAATCAGTAAAATTTCCGATTTTTTATCTTTGTCGTTTGCAAGTTGTTTAAGTTGATCCTTCAACTTTTCAAAACCTTTAACCTCTATCTGAACACCATTATTCATATAGTCTAGCAATTAACTTTAAATGTGATTTTCTTCCAATTTCAATCATGTGCTCAATCATAAAACGCTTACCTTCATCTATGATAAATAATTCATTTGCCTTAGCCTTTACTTCGCTTCGATAGCGTATTGTGTAAGTTCTATTAACCAAATGCTTTACTTTTCCATCAACATCTTCACTACCGGAAACATCTTCCATTTGGGCAAACGGTTCACAAACTACAGTATCAGTAGAATTTTTTTCACCCATATTATTTTGAGTATAGGTTTTTTCCACTATCTGCACCTTGCGGTCCATTTGCCCAATGAAAGGTTTCTTTTCCATACTAGAAGTTTCTGTAAGGTCTTAACAAGTTTCGGCTTGCCTGGTTAAACCCGATTTCACCAATATCTTCACGCTTTTCATACATTGATGTTACCATCAGCATAATAGCCTGATAAATAGGTTTTGGCAAATCGGCCACCGCAAAACCTTGATTTATTTTGATAATCACAGCATCATCACGCACTTCGGTTTCCGGAAGCGTAGCGGTGAACTTTATTTCTTTACACCCAATAGTTGATGATTTACGAAGCTTGAAATCGGTATCTTCAACCGCATTCAAGGTTTCACCATCACCATCTTTAGCATAATACTCAACACTGGCTACAGTGTCGGAATCATCGCTTTGGGTAAACACAAACGGATTAGTAAAGCTGCTGCACTCAAAAGTCAACATACCTTCAAAAAGTCTTTTATTCAAGTAATCTTCAGCCGCTACGGTAGCCGCTTCGATGTAATCGGTAATAAGATCATCTTCTTCAGCGAAATCAGCTTCCAGGCGCAATTGCTTTTTGGCTTTGGCCAAAGTCACAAAAGGACTTAACCCATCGTTTTTAGTAAAGAAATAGTTTGTTGTCATTGCTTTGTGTTTTTAGGCGTTTTCTTCGGTTTCACTACCAACAGCTTCAGCAAAACCTGCTTCAATCAATTCGGCAGCTTGCGCAATAGGAAATTCAGCTTCTTCGCCAACGTTATAGGCTAAACTAAATTTTCTTGTTGGTGATTGTGTAAATCTTACCAAAAGAACTTCACCATTAACATCAGCTGCTGCTCCAGCAGCCGATGTTTTTTTATTTTTAGTACTCATGATCCGTTAAGATTATGTAGTTGTAATATCTTTACAAACCGCAAAAGCGTTTGGCTCCAATACAGCACTGTCTAAATAAACATTAGCAGTAACTTCGATATATCCTTCTTTTTTACGTGATTTATCATCTACAGATAAATCCATAAAGCCCCACTGACCTAATACCAATTTAGAGAAATCACCAAAGATTAAAGCAGAACAAACCCCACTTGCAGAACCTTTTGTAAGGTTAGAAGGTATATGGTTAGAGTTCGCATAATTGTAACCGTTGATTTCATTATTTTGTAATAATTTTTCAGTTTGACCAGATTCAATTACGGTTTTCTTAGCTTTTCCTCTTACTTTAGAATTTGATACATAATTCATCGTATCAGCATCGGCATTATCAGTGAAAACAGCCGTTTCCATATCAATCGCAATATCTAAAGTTAACGGACCACCGTTGGTTCCTACAGCAACAGAATTCACATCGGCATTATCTAAAATAGCATACAAACCATCTTTGTCGATTTCTACTTCAATAGCTTTTCTAATTTCATTCATGGTGTATAATTCCATATCGAATGATGATTGCATTAAGTTTTGTAAAGAGATTAAAACTGATACTGACAAACGTCTAGGCTTCATTTCAATTTTACCCCACGCAGTTTTAGTATTAGTCACTTCATCAACTTCACCTTCCCAAGTTGCAGTTACACCACCATTGTTTTTAGGGAATTGAACATTACCCTGTAAACCGGTAAACAAAACAGCACCAAGTTTCACAACAGTTGGTCTAGGTCTTAAATAATCAATAGGACCTAATACATTAGTAGCAACAGTGTTTCCACCATAAGCACCTGAATCTTCAGTTACAGTTTGGCCATCAGCACGCGATTCAAACAAAGGAACCGTGAAACTCGAAGGAGAAACACCAATACCAGCTGCGCGCGCAGCTTCAACACCTCTTTCGTTAGCCTCTAACTCAGCACCTTCTAATGCCACACCATTCACTAATGAACGAATTGCTTTGTTCAAAGAGAATGTTCTTTTTTCTTTTTTAGGGTTTTCAACCTCTCTTTCAATCACTGAAGTATCATTATTTACTTCACGTTGATTGTTTTCAAATTTTTCCATACGCGCAATTTCTGCACGTTTTTCGTCAATTTTCGTTTGCAAACCGTCGAACTGTGTTCCTTCTTCAGCAGTCAATGCACGGTTAGCGGTTTTCGCTCCGTTCATGATTGCTTCTTGCGAGTCTACTAATTGATTAAGCTCTTGTCTTAATTCAGCACTTTTTTTCATTTTTACAATCGGTTTTTATTAATTAAAATTTGAGCTTCATTCCAAGTTCGCTCGTTATTTTCGTTTTCCGTTACCGGAATTTCAACTTCATTTTTGTTTTCTAAGGCAGCGCGCATTTCATCAACAGTTTGCGCGTTTCTCACCAAAGCATCTTTATTGCTGCCAATAGGCACAATAGACCATTCAAGCAATTGCCAACGCGTGAAATAGATCACATCTTTATCTTCGCCTTTGTTTTCATCACCCCAACGCCATTCTAAAACACTAGCACCGATGGAAGCCATTCTTAATGTCCCGGCTACGATTTTCTTAAATACTTTTTCAGCTATTGGATTAGTTTCTGCATCTTCAAAACGCACTTTTCCAATAGTCAGTTTTCCTTCCTGGCGCACTTCAGATGTTCCCAAAATCATATCAGGATCATCACTCCAGGTTCTATGACCATAAGCCACAATTGGATTGTTTTCATAACGCGAAAAATCTGCACCATCAGCCATAAAAACTGTTTTGTAGGTATCTTCACTTTCGGAAGAAATTACAAATTCAGCTTCACGGTTTTCAATCATTTCAGGAGATAATTCTCTTAACTGAAATACTACATCGCGGGTGATTAATTTATTATCCATTTCCTTTTTCATTTAAAATTTTAGCCAATTGTTCTTCGGTGAAAGCATTAACCGGAGTTAAATACTGGTCAAGAATTTCCGGTCCATCATTCATATCTTCCAGCTTGCGCACTTCATTTCTATTCATCCAACCGAAGTAGATTGCTTTGCTGTAGTAATTGCTTCGCGCGGCTACATCGCTACGCAAAAGCACTTTCATATTTCCTTTAATAAATCGGGTTGTTTTATCGTTTGAAGTCAAAAGCTTCATGGCAAATTCCTGTTCGGCATTGGTCACATAAGGCTGAATAGTATCAGAAACATGATCAAGCGATTGCTGTTCGATATTGTTATTGGTAGACTGTTGTAAATACTTGATTTTGTGCGGCGCAATGTTGAACCAGCGCGCAATATCTTCGATAGTGAAGCGGCTCATTTCAACAATTTGCGCTTCTTGTGGTGTGATGGTAATGGCTTTGAATTTCATTCCTTCATCAAGCACCGTAACGCGGTCTGCTGACTTTTCGGCCATTGCCGATTTAAACCCGGCTATTATTAAATTTTTACCTGCCGGATTAACTGTTTTATCAGTTTCAACAACACCCTGGCGAACGCCTTTGTTTTCAAAATTGGTAGCACTGAATTCTTGCACTTCAATTGCCAGGTTCATTTGTTGTGCGGCGTAAGTAATTACAGAAACGCCAACAATACCATTGTGAGAAAAGTTTTTAAGGTGAATCACTTCAGATGAAAGCAAAAGTTTTTCATGCCCTTTGATTTTATAAGTCAATCCGGCTTCCGATTTGTAAATATCCAACACATCATCCCAATCATGATACTTTAATTCAATCGCATTACCATTGGCACCTGTTTTAATAACGGAAATCGCATTGCCGCGCAAAAGCAGGCTTGTCATCATGGTTTTTTTCCAAATGAACGGTGTCATGTAAGGATTCGGTTGAGATGATAGTAGCAAGTGTGCGTAATGCGATGTATCGGCAATGCGATTTCCATCTTCGTTTTTAAATACTGCAAAAGGGATTTTAGCAATATCATTGCTTATTTGCTCCACGGCATTATACACCGCCGAAAGCTTCAAAGAAGTTTTGTATTTAGAAGCCGAAGTTCGGGCACCGGTTGTAGCGGCACCAAGCCCAAGGAAACCATCAAAAAGGGAAACCCTATCAGATGATGCTGCTCTTTTTGTAGAACCAAAGAAATCGCTGTAAGCTTTATCGAACATGGGTAAATTAATTTTACCCTGTAAAAGTATTATGCGGTCAAAGTGTTATTGGTTATCATTTGCACACTT